GCTATACATAGTAGAATGGTAGGTAAGGTATTAGATTTAATTGAAGCATTTACGCCCGAAGGCACTCAAGTAGAAAAACAAAAGAAACTTATACAAGTACCCCTATATGATTTTAGAAAAGAAATGATCTTTTTAGACGCAAATGGACTACCCAAGACCCACGATACACACTAAATATATTATACCTTATATAATTCTGTAGGATTTTCAAGTTTAATGAGTATAATATATTGACGTTATTTTATAGCGTTATATTTAGTTCTATTATGAAGGTCGGAGGTGGCTCAGACCAACCTTCACGATGGATAAAAAGTAATTTATCTCATGGAGGTATGGTTTTATGGCAGATGTAACAGAACGCATCGAAAAACAAATGGAAGGTACTAACCTTGCACTTGCCGCTGTAGCAGAAGTTTTACAGAAAATGGATGTTAGATTAGCAAAAGAGGAATCTTATGCTATTGAGAAGGCGCAAGCAGAAGCTAGTGAAGCTGCTAAAGCAGACCTAGTTAAATCAATTGCAAGTGAAGTTCTTTCTGTTTTGAAAGACGAAATGGCTGGATTAGATGTTAGTGGTGATTCTCGACCTGCTGATTCCGTTGGAACCGCAGCTGATGCGGATGACAGCTCAGAGGATGCAGACATTTCTACTGATATAGAAGAGCAACAAAATACAATACAAGCAAGTATTAAGAAAGAAGATGATGAGGAAGAGGAAAAAGAAAAGGGTGGAATGGCTTATGCAGTCAAAGATGATGAGGATGATGAAGCAGCTGATGTTCCTGAAAAAGATGGAGAAGACGAAGAAGAGTCAGACGAATTGAAGTCGATGAAGAAGCAGATTGCTGCTTTGGAGAAAGCTCTTACTAATAGTAACGATCTAGCAGAAGAGCGCCTACGAAAAATGGGTTTCACTGAATTGACTTCACTTAAAGCTCCTAAAGTATCCGAAGGTCTAGGAGTAGATACTACTCCACTAGTTAAATCCGATAATGGTGATGTTGCCGACCAATTGACTTCATTATCATATAAGGAACTTAGGGATCTACAGCACAATATCCACACAGGTAACACTGATGGAGTGCCCCAGGAACTTTTAGGTTAAACAATTAATTAATAAATAATCAGGAGGATATTGGCTAATGGCTAATCCAAGTCTATCAGAATATCTGGCGCAGTCCAAACGAGGATTGTATCAGTCAGTATTTGGTGAAGAGTATCTGCAAAAGCAGTCATACTTTACCGTTGATACTGCTACAGGTATTTTTAACACAACTTATGGACGAAAAGTCTGGCAGGCTCTAAACAACCAAACCAGATTTTTCAACGCTATTCCCCGCGTCGTATGGGGAAACACAGCAGGTTGGAGGGTAAGGACCGATAGAGGTTCCGGACGTTCACGACCTGTAACTGAGACTGGAACTCTACCAACAGTAGATGTCTCTAATATAGAAACAGTTCAGAGTTTACCTAGAATTGTTTCAACCACTTTCGGTGCTTCCGTGAAGTCAGTCTTCACAGCACAATTAGAGGGTGGTGTTGGAGATGTTCTGGCACTGGAGAACGAAAATGCTCAGTTAGACCACATCAAGGAAATAAATGAAGAAATAATGGCTGGTTCAGCTTATTTAACATCTGCTGGAGCAACGACTTCATTCACAGTTCCTGCTGCTATTGCAAAACACTTCAAAATTGGAGATGCAGTATCGCAGTATGACGTTTCGGCAACTGGACACGATAGAACTTCTGGTTCTGCTGTATCCGCAGTTAACACCTCAACTGGTGTAGTTACCGTAGCTTCTGGCACAACCTTTGCTGACGGTGACGTAGCATACATATATTCCAGAGCTGGAATGACTTCAATTGACGACATCGTCTCTGAAGACGGTGCTGCTGTTGGTGGTGGTGTTGCTAGAACAAGAGCTTATGACCTAACATTAGCAGGCAGAACTGCTGGTGATTGGGATGCCGGTGCTTCCGTATCATATAACAGTGGTACAGGAAGGTCTCTATCTTTGAATTTGATAGATACAGCTATACAGAAAGTAAGGCAGAATGGTGGGGAGCCAAAACTAATACTTTTGGGTCACGATCAATATTTCAATCTTGAAAGATTGCTCAACTCTAACCAAAGGTATATGGGACAAGAAGAATATCAAGTTGGCGTAGGATCCGAACGGACCTATCCAGGTACTAGAACAGGACTTGTTTTAGCTACTTATCAGGGTATTCCGATACTCCCAGATGCTGATGTGCCTAAATCTGTATCTACAGCAGATGCTGTTCTAGGTTCTAACGTCTATGTACTCGATACGGATTATATAGAGGTGGCTGTGGCTCAGCCTACTCAATATATAGAGAACAGGGATTACTTCGCTGCTAATGCTCTAGTGGTACGGGGCTTGCTCTATACCATGGGTGAGATGCGATGTAAGAATATTTGGGTGCAAGCTAAGATTGCCGATCTTAGTGCATAATCTTAGGGTTTATTAATGAAGGGTGGGGAAACCCACCCCTCATTATAATGAAAATAATGAACATTTATATGTCGGCGGTACAATAAAATCGCCATAATTTGGAGGAATTAAATGGTAAAACATTCATTTAAAATGTCTGATGTAACTGGTGATACTAGGGTACTTGCCCGGTCTTCATTAGGTTATGACTTTAACTATTTCGCTGATGATGAAACTATCATTTTTGGTACAGGTAGTGATGCTACAATTGCATGGGATGGAGATTCTCTTAATGTGACATCAGCAGCTACCGAATTTACTGGTACTGTAGCATTAGGAACTACAGCTCAAATGACTGCGGGAACTGGTGTTACTACTGGTACTGGCACTCTTTATAAAGCTGGAGTAGTACAGCAAGGTACTATTATTGAGACAACTCTCGTTTTTGATATAACTGGTCTCGCTTCTAATGTTGCTGGTGATATTATTGGTAAAGATGGTGGGACTGCAAACTGTCACTTTGGTCAAATAACCGCCGCTACAAACGGAACTATATTAGGTGGGTATATGACATGCATTGAAGTACCCGCTGGCGGGTCAACAGACATTGATGTTTACTCAGCTACTGTAGCTACCGGTGCAGAGGACGCAGCAATTGCAGACCTAACAGAAACAGCTTTGTTAGCCCATGGTGGGGCTTGGACTGCTGCAGCATCACAAGGATTTACTACTGTGCCCCCAGCAGATGGATATTTATATCTAACTAATGGTGGGTCAACGTCAGATAATGCGTATACAGCCGGTAAATTTGTAATTAAACTTTACGGTTACGATGCATAGTAAATAATTATCTAGCCACGCCCCAAATTGGGGCGTGGTTACTTTTAAATTTATTTGTAAATTTTAATCGGGAGATAAATTTATGGGACTGAATAAATAATGAGCAGTATAGTAAATTCAACCGAAATAAACTTAGCAGTTTATATGGAACGCCTCGATGCTTATATTGAAAGTCAAAATACTTTAAATGCTACTTTATGCTCTAGTTTAGAAAGCGTTCATAATTCTCTTGATGATTTTAAGATGTGGAGAAGCAGAATATATGGCGGTAAAACAGTAGTTATAGCTTTAAGCGTATTAATACTCCACACATCCGCTGTAATGGGTGGTTTTATAACCCTAATTAATTTCATGGACAAATAGGAGTATTACATGGCTAATGAAAGACATACAGATTATAAAGAATGGGAAATAGACCCATCTACAAGACAATCTGTACACGCGTACACAAAATATTATCCCTTTAGAGAAGCTACTTCCACTACAGCATCCACCATTTTATCTGCTGCTCAAGGGGAAATAGCAACAAACTGGGTAACTAACCCAAGAGTTGAGACGGCACTTAGTTCTGCTGATGGGTTCACTGCTACGGGTAGCTCTATAACCAGGGACACAGGACAACAGTCCGTTGGTGCTGCTTCTTTACTAGCAAATCCTGACAACAGTGCGGCAGGTGAAGGTTGGTACTGGGAATCTCCCACAGTTCCTGTTAGTGTTAACCCCCAACATTTATCTGTAAATGTAGAACATCGTGGTGCTTCAGCTTCAGGTACTGTTAAATTAGAGATTCGAGATGCTGCTGGTACAAGTGTATTAGCAACATCAGGTTCTAGTGACCTAGCAACCTCTTGGACTAGAATAACTGCTGCTTACACAATAGCTGGACTCACAGCCGCTGCAAAATATAGATTATATTTAACTTCATTTGCACAACATAACATCAATTTTTACGCTGATAAGATTATGTTTGAAGTAAGGGAAGATACCACAGCAGTTTCCACCTACTTAGATGGATCTACGGGGGTTAATTATGAATGGTCAGGAACTGCTAATGCTTCTACTTCAAGAAAAAGACCCGGCATAACGGTTATAAAAGGTATTAAGATAACTAACGAATCCACTACAAGCGGAGACATACTTTATCTAGCTTTTGACCAAACAGCAACTTCATCAACTGGAGTACCAATATTACCTAAAATTGCTACTTCTTCTGAAGGGGTATTTGAAACACATTTTCCGTTGCACTTCACTGAGAAGGTTTCAATAATAGCAGCACAAAACACTCCAACAGTTAGTGGAGTAATCTGGGGTATTTAAAATGACTACAGAAACCATTCAAACATCAGTTGCGCCAATACCAAACCCATCAAATTGGGCTAATTATTATGTACCGGATGATGATAGTCCGGTTATCTTTTTAGAGAAAGCTACTGATGGAAGAACCACTTTAGATGATATTAAACCTGCTTTAGACGAATATAAACGTTTACATAAAGCTGGGATATCCAGTCCAGCGGAATTACTTACATTATGTAGGGCTTACCCTGACAACAAAACTTACTCGAAAGCATTAACTAAAATGAACATAGGTGATGACGATTCCTTAGTGGTTGGTGGTCCCGCCTCAATTGAATTAGTTGATAGGGAAGGACACCTTATAACTACAGATGCTTTAGGGAAAGCATTTACAAAATATATGGATAATTTCCGTACAAGAAATGCTATGGTATTACATTCCGATGTTCAGGTAGGTTGGGCTTTACCAGCATACATTTCAAAGGGCGGACAGATCTTTAAGTCCGGTGTGGATGATAAAGGTTTATTTTTCATTACAGAGCTTAGGAATGATACTAAAATCGCTAAGAAAGTAATGGAACAGATTCATGAGGGTAAATTAAAAAGCTATAGTATCGCGGGTAGTGCTACAAAAACACAAACTATACAAAAGGGGCTTCAAAGTATAATGCAGGTAGATGAATTAGAACTTGCTGAGGTAACTGTATGTGAAAAGGGTGTCAATCAAGGAGCCTCTTTCGATATATTAAAAACTGAGGATGCCGCAACTTCTTCTTGTATAGACGGCAGTTGTTTAGTATCTAAAGAAGAAACACACGAGAAAGGAGTTGAACTTATGTATAAATCAGATGGAGATATTAACTTCACTAAATCATTTCTTAATTTTATGAGAAAGGAAGTGGAGGAAATTTCCCCCACAATTAATTACCCCAACTCTACAGATGCTGGTGTTTTTGATTTAGGAGACGTATTCCCAACCTTAGAAGATGAGGAAGGGAGACGAAAAGTCCATGCAGATTTCTTGGGGGAATACGGATTCCCTTCAGGAGCGCCGACTCATATTTCTCCCCCCTGGATAGTTAATAATGCTGGAGATGATATAGTTTCCGCAAATGATGTTAATAACATAGACATATCCGAAATACAAGATGCTGTAATAGATAGTATAAGAGAACAGTTTAATGGTAACGGCAAGTAATTTTATACAAGCTTATGATAATTTAATATCAACTCTTACTGGCATACCCATTAAGAAGATAGTATTACCTATAACTGTTTCTAAGACTGATTTCCTTAATGACTGGGTAAAAAATGACCCACTAAATCAAACCAAACATTTAGTAAAAGATTCATGTATGTGTGAAAACTGTTTCCAGAAAAAAAGTAATTACATGGGTATAATACAATTAGATGTAAAGAATAATCCTTTTGCGATTGCAACAGCGCAAGCTAAAAAGCAAGGTTATGAAGACTTCTCAGAAGGTAGTGCCGGAGCTAAAAAACGGGATGAGATTGCAGAAGCACTAAAAGAATAATTTAATATAGTTTAAGGGAAGAAGACTG